ACTTCAGGAGCTACACACCCTGACAGGGCATAGCCGGTTTATGTTTCCAAGCAGAACCAGCATAAACCGCCNGAATGAAGCACGAAAAGATGAAGCCGAAGCCCGCTTTATGTGTTCCTCTTTCTGATTGGGCAATAGAGCTNNNNATATCAGCGAAAACACGCTAGGCAAAATCATTAACGAGAAACTAGGATATAAGGGCAAGGCAACGCCCCACGGCTTTAGAACAGTAGCAAGTAGTCTGTTTTATGAAAACAACTTCAACGGTGGAGCGATTGAAACACAGCTTGCCCACGTTGAAGAGGATAAAATTAAAGGGGCATATTCCTACCTTGCTGATTATATGCCCCAGCGTATCGAGCTTATGCAATGGTATA